GTCCCGCGGCTGGCGACCGTCCTCGGGGCGCTCCGGACGCGTCCGAGGCTCGCGAGGACGGGGGCGTGGGCCCGGGACGTCACGGCCCGGCATCAGGAGTCCTTGGCCTCGGCCTCGACGTCCTCGACCGAGCGCTCCTCGCCGTCGGCGCCGACCACCAGGAACCCGGGGGTCTGGTCCGGCGTGCCGTCGGCGCGGCGCGAGGGCATCGCGACGACGTCGATCGTCGGCTCGGTGCGCAGGTCCTCGCGCTGCTCGGTCTCGGGCTGCGGGTCGCCCTGCTTCGTGCTGTTCGTGCGTGCGGCCATGACCGCTCCCTTCGCTGGTGGGTGCTGGGGTTGTGGTGCCGGCGGGTGAGGGGGCTTGGTGGCCGTCCCTCACCCGCCGGCCGTCATCACGGCGCGGGCGCCGCGCCGAGGACGAGAGCCGCCGCGGCGGAGGTGTCCTGCACCTTGCCGTCGAAGCGCTGGAAGCCGAGGAAGCCGACCTGCAGGAAGTCGGCGTAGCGCTCGGTGAGGCGCAGCGTCTGCGCGCCGGCGATCCGGCGGACGACGTAGGCGGACCGGATGTCGCCGAAGACGACCGAACGGGTGCCGTCGGCCGTGGCCGGGAAGCTGTTGTCGATCGTGTAGGGGCGGCCGTTGATCGTGGACGGCACGCCGCCAGCGAGCGCGGGCACCCACAGGGGCCGGTTCTGGCTGTCCTTGAGCTTGCGGAGCTCGCGCAGCGCGGAGTCCGCGAGCACGTACTGGGCGTTGCCCCGGTAGGCGGGGTCGATGGCGTGCTCGAGGTCGACGAGGTTGTCGTAGGAGACCTTGCCAGCCGTGCCGGAGTGGACGACCTTGGTGAGGCCGGTGAGCAGGCCCTGGGGCTGGTTGACCCCGGTGCCGATGGCGAAGTGCTCGGCCGCCGCGCGCCCGATCCGCTCGCCGTCCTTGCGGGCGAGCCACGCGTCGAGGTTGAACGCAGAGTCCTGCAGGAGCTGGCGGGAGACGCGGATCATCTTGGACGTGTACATGTACCCGCCGAGGGTGGTCGACCCGAAGGTCGTGTCCTGCTCGGTGACCTGGGTGTTCTCCGCGAGGATGGCGCCCTTGTTGGCCGTGTCGTTGTTCGTCGGCCAGCGCAGGTCGTTGCCCGTGGAGGTGTCGATGATCTCGGCGAGGGCGAGCAGACCACCGAAGGAGACCTGGGCCTCGGTCATGCGCTGGAGAAAGGTCTCCGGGACGGTGTACCCGCCGGCCGTGTCGCTGGAGACGCCCTGGGCGCGGTTCTCGACGTCGACGAAGCCCTGCTCCATCAGGCGCTGCTCGTCGGCGCTCAGGCTGTTCATGCCCGAGCGGAGGTAGTGGGCGAACGCCGAGCGGTACGCCTCGACGCCCTGGTCGGCGTCCGTCGTCTCGCCGGCGCCGACGACCGGGTTGGTCGAGCGCTGGTCGCCCGCGACGGCGTTGAAGCTCGCCTCGAGGCGGTCAGCCCGCTCCTCGGTCTCGATCTCCTGCGAGAGCCGCTCGACGTCGTCGAGGGCCCGCGTGTAGGTCTCGCCGTCCTCGGCGGTGGGGTCGTACCCGGCGGCGGACCGGCGGGTCTGGATCTCCTGGACCTGGGACCAGGCCGCGGCCCGCTGGTCGTAGAGGTCGCGCAGCTTCTTGCGCATGGTGGTGCTCCTTCACGGTGTGGGGTGCCCGCGAGCGCGGGCGAGGGGGGGTGTCAGCTGGCCCGGGAGGGCAGCCGGTATCGAGCGGCGAGCGCCTTGGCTCGCTCGTCGTTCCTCTCGACGGCCCGGGTGGCATCTGCCGGCGCGGGCTCGCTGACGTCGTCCCGGGTGGCCTCGGCCGGCGCGGGACGGGTCCCCTCCTCGGTGGAGGGAGAGTCGGGGGTGAGGCGGGCGGCGCGGACCTGCTCGGCCATCTTCCGGAGGCCCGCGTCGGTGTCCTCGTAGGCGGGGAACGTCACCGCGGACACCTCGAGGAGGCGGACCTCGAGGATGGTGCGCAGCAGGGCGCTCTCAGTGGTCGTCTTGCCGTCGGCGCCGACGACCTCGACGTCGACATTGGTCCACTCGTCGCGCACGACGAAGAAGCCGAACGACATGCCGGTGATGCGGCGCTTGTCGAGGTTGCGGGTGAGGTCGCGGACGTAGGAGAGCTCCTGGTCGAGGTCGGCATCGACGGCGAGGCCGATGTCGTCGGTGCTCAGCCGCAGGTCTCCGGCGCTCTTGCGCGCGACGAGCAGGCGGGAGTCGTGGTCGACGAGGAAGCGCGCGTCGCCCTCGGTGATGGTCTTGTCGAACGCGCCCGGGGCGATCTCTTCGTAGAAGCCCCACTTGAGGGGGTTGCCGATGGCGGTGCGCGAGTTGAAGACGGCGGCGTGGCCGACGAACCGCCGCGCCTCGTCGTCGCCGTCGGCGCGCAGCACGCGCGCGTCGGTGTCTGCGAGCGCGCGCGTGCGGTGCTCGAGGATCCCGGTGGCGCCGTTGCGGCGGATGGGGTCACGCGTCAGCGTCGTCGTCATCGTCGCCTCCTGTGCTGGTCTCGTCGTTCGCCTGGGAGGCGGCCGACTCGTTGTAGGGCCGGTAGGGCTCGTCGCCCCACGGGACGTCCTTCATGCCCTCGAGCGGGCGGATGTCGTTGGGGACGAGCCATCCGTGCTGGACGCCGGAGGCGTAGAACGCGGCGCGCGACTTGGAGTCGCCGCGCAGCAGGCCCTCGACCTTGAACTCGGCCTTCTCGAAGGTCGGGTCGCAGATCTCGCGGGTGATGCGCTGCTCGATCCGGTGCATGTAGGGCTTGAGGGTGATGACCACGAAGCTGATGAACTGCTGCTCCATGCCGGAGCCCCAGCTCGTCGACTTCTCCTGGTCGTTGATGATCCAGCCGGGCACGCCGAACAGACGAGCGATCTCCGTGGTCTGGAACTTGCGGGTCTCGAGGAACTGGGCGTCGGCCGGGTTCATCGTGAGCTGCTCGAACTTCGTGCCCTTGTCGAGCACGGGCACGTTGAACGCGTTGTCGATGCCCGAGATCTTGGCCCGCCACCGCTCCTGCAGGATGGTGGCCTTCTCCTGGTCGAGGTCCTTCTCCGTCGACAGGAAGCCGGAGAGCATCATGCCGTTGGCGTACATGCGATCGGCCATCTTCTCGGCGTTGGTCGCCAGGCCGAAGGTGCGCCGCAGGTTGCCGACCACCGAGTAGCCGACGGCGCCGTCGATCGACAGTGCCGGGACGTGCATGATGTCGTGCTCGGTGAGGTTCACCCGGCCGCCGTCGATCTCGAACCGCTTCACGTAGGCGAGTCCGACGTCGCCGCCGTCCTCGATCCGTACCTGGACCCGGGAGGGGTGGATCGGGATCAGGTCGAGGAGTTGGCCGAAGCGGTTGCGGACCTTGCGGACGTAGGCGTTACCCCACAGGGCCATGTGGGCCACGGTGGTCTCCCACCGCTCGAAGGGGGTAGTGCCCTCGCGTTCGATCGTGAGTGCGGGGATGACGACCTTCTCGCCGCTCTCCCGCTCCCGTACCTGGATCGGGCACCCCGCGACCGATGCGGCGATGATCTGGGTGCATCGGAGCGCCGCCGCCACTCCCAGGGGGCCCTTGTCGCCGCCACTGTCGCTGCCGGACCAGACCTCAGAGGGGTCGGAGAGCTCGGACATGAGCCGTCCAGGGCTCAGCGGCGTGGAGGGGTTCTCCAGTGACGTTGAGCGGGTGGTCGCGCCCGCGAGCGCGCGCAGCGCCCTCATCGGCTACCTCCGTCGTCAGGGACCGGCCGCGGTGCGCCGCGCTCGGTGAGCACGCCGAGCACGGCGAGCGTGAGGCCGACGGCCAGGAGGGTCCACCAGGGGCCGGCCAGCCCGTAGAGGCCGGCGGCCGCGGCCGCCAGGCCCGCGATGAACAGCGCTGCGGCCATGGTGTGCCTCCTCACCAGATGTTCGGGGTGTCTTCGCGTTGGGCTGCCCACCACTCGGCGCGGTCGAGCGTGAAGACCGCGGTCACCGCGCCGTCGATCTTGCGCGGG